CGAAGGTGTTATCAGAAGCATATCGAGCTTGATAAACGTCATTGATGCTATTTCTTTTAAGCTCACGATAGATCGTACTAGGATGTCTTTTAATGAGTTCAGCAAATTTTCTGGCTGAAAAGCCTTCTTTTCTTGACTCAAGCATTAATGCAGTACGATCTTCAAAGTTAAGATGATGGTATGACAATTTTATATACTCCATAAACCCTTTAAATTAATTAGGTGGTTTATGTCGCACTTCAAGTTTTACTCTGCCACCCAATAGCAAGAATAGACAAAAAAGGGAATATACAAATTATTCAAATTCATAAATGGCTATATGATGAATCTGGAGATTTCGTTGATGAAGACTTATATGAGGCACTCAACAATGGAGAAGTTGGAATATACATAACTTTGCAGTATATGATCATTAATATTGAAAATTAATTATTTTTTATTTTTAGTCAGTTTGAGTTCTTACTCTCTAGAGCCTAATGGTTACTATACATAAGACCTTGTTAAGTATTACCTATTGATGGGCACATATTCTTTATAAGTCTTGATAATTAAAAAATTATGTAGGCTAAAAATAAAACCATTTAAAAAAAGAAATCTTTATCTATTTAAATATGAATATTTGATGTTTTTAATTCTATCCCTATTGCTAGTGCTTAAATATTATGCCAATATGAAGTTGGAAATATTTCCGAATAGATATTTCCTATTTCAGGTTTAAGCGTTTTTTTTCGCTAAGCCCATTTCTGAATAAAAATAGGAAGTGGGCTTTTTTATTTTTAAATATTTCAGTATTATCAGTGTGTTGCTTTAAGTAACACTAAACCTTATTGATCAGCGCAAATATCAAAAAAAGGGGGAGCTTGCCTACTAGGCAAGCTTTTTAAATTGATGATTTAAACACAATAATCCATTTTAAAGCTCAATAGAAAGATCAAACTTCCATAGCTTTTATTTGTACTAATTTATTGAATATAATCGTTTTTATAATTTTTAAAATTTTCTTAAACTAAAAATGGAAAATTTCTTGTTGCAACATTGTTATAATAGGACTACCTTAAGAAAAATACTTTATAAAAATGAGGAGCTGCTGAAATGACACAGTATCTCATGTTTGCGGAAAATATTTATAACAAAATTAAAGATGAGGAATTGTTTTCACATGACTGTATTGAAAATATGAACTTACTTATGACATGTATACGCAGAGAAATTAAGGGAACAGAATTTAAATTAAAATATAATTTTATTGATTTTGTTGAATTGTTTAGTAAACAATTAGATGAATGTAAAGTAAAAATAGATGTGAGTTTGATTCCTCCTCATAATTCAGAAGGTGAGTATATTTTATGGTTAGCTGGATTTATCGAAAAAATTACAGAAGGTGGACCTAAACCACCTCCGCCTATAAAGAAGTTTATTCCAGAGTATATGAGCTTCAAATCTGAATTAGATTTTTTACCCTTAAATGAGGAAAAAATTCAAAACGAAGGTAAAGAAATTACGGATTACTTTAATTCAAAGCTTTATAAGGCAACTTTTAAGAAGTAATACTATATTGCCTGTGAGTTTAGCCACCGCCTTAGGGCGGTTTTTTTATGGGTGAGAATAATGGATTCTACAGAATACTTTTGGCTTACTCGGAAAAAAGAACCTAAAACCAAGCCTAAATCCAGACCGCTACCTAAAGCTACTCAAAAGTACTTAGAGGCAGAGGAAGAATTTACTGAAGCTTTAGACAATCTGGAAATTAAGTACGAAAAGAAATTCCAGTTTAAGTCTACTAAGCATTGGCGTTTTGATTTTCATTTAATTGAACATCACATATTAGTTGAAATTGCTGGTGGCCCTTGGTCGGGTGGTCGAAAGGGTAAGCTAAAAAACAAAGCTTGGAGTCTTGATCGTTACGATGTGGCTGAAGAGATGGGTTACACAGTAATTCGCATAGAGGCAGCACCAAGATTTAAGATTAATGAATCTGGTCCATTACAGATCCAAGCTCATTTCGCTAGTCAGTGGCTTAAAAACTTAAAGAGGCAAATATTTAATGGATCAGATCAGACCATTTCCTCCAACTGATTTTATTGATCAAGCAGATGAAGAAGAAGCAATTAGACTAACACCAGCACCAGATCTAAAAAAATGGGTTGTTGCTAATTACTTAACTATTGGTGGACCTCTTTATAACCCCGATCATGATCACATAGCTGAGCTGCTTCACGATAATGAAGAATTTTTAGCATTTGCTTGGGCCTCTTCTGCATATAAAAGCAAGCAGGCGATGGTGCTGGGGCAATGTGAAAAAGTCATGTTCAATGTTGGTGGCTGGCGCAAAGCTAGACAAGAGCAACAGATGCGAGACTGGTTCGGCTTTGTGCCAACTTATTTAATCACTGTTGATGCTACCTTTTGCGATAAAGCAAATGATCGTGAGTTTTGTGCTTTGCTTGAACATGAGCTTTACCACATTGGAGTGATGAGAGACGAGGACGGAGAAATTGTTTATAGCGATAGTTCTGGTCTTCCTAAGCACTATCTTGCTGGTCACGATGTTGAAGAGTTTATTGGCGTAGTTAAACGTTATGGACCAAGCAAAAATGTTAAGCGGCTTATAGAAGTCGCAAAAAATCCGCCGTTTGTTTCGAATTTAGATATTTCAAAATGCTGCGGAAACTGTGTAATCAATTGAGCCAAATGGCTCTTTTTTTTGCCCATTTTGTTATACGTAGTTATACGATGAGGAAGTTATGGCGACACTAAAAGAGCCTGTGAAAATCTTTATAGTTCAGTCTCTTGCTTGTCGTGATACACCTCAAGAAGTGGCTGAACTCGTAAAACAAGAATTTGGTGTTGATATAGATCGTGTTCAAGTTGCAACTTATGACCCTACAAAAGTTGCTGGTAAGAACTTAAGCAAAAAGTATGTCGAACTATTTGAAAAAACCAGAGATGAGTTTGATAAAGGGTTAATTGATATTCCAATTGCTAATAAGTACTACCGATTGAAGCAATACCAAAGACAACTTGAGAAGACTAGAAACGTCAAAACAGCCTTAAAAATTCTTGAGCAAGCCGCTAAAGACATTGGTGGTCAATTTACTAATCGCCAAGAAATTACAGGCAAAGACGGCGGACCAGTCCAAACAGTTAATTCTGAAATTCCAGTTCCAATGGAAGATTACTTAAAAGCGCGGAGGGAAGTCTTAGATGAGTACTGATGCGGCTCGGGATAAAGCCATCCAGATCGAGGCGCAAGAAGATTTATATTTCTTCACAAGGTACATGTTTAAGGAGCGCCGTGGTTATAAATGGATGCAGAACTGGCACCACTTAGAAATCTGTGAAGCTTTGATGAAAGTTTATCGCGGAGAGATAAAGCGGTTAATTATTAACGTTCCACCACGATATTCTAAAACTGAAATTGCTGTAATTAATTTTATGGCTTTGTGTTTTGGAAAGAAGCCTGACTGTGAGTTTATTCATATCAGTTACTCGGCAATGCTTGCCGCAAATAACGCCTTCCAGATTCGAACACTCGTACAAGAGGAGGCGTATAAAAAGGTCTTTCCTGCTCTCACATTGCGTGATGATAGTAAGGCTAAAGACTTCTGGAGGACTTCTCAAGGCGGTGTCTGCTATGCGACTGGTACAGGCGGTACGATTACTGGTTTTGGTGCGGGTAAACTTCGTGATGGGTTTGGTGGATGCATCATTATCGATGACCCACACAAAGCGCATGAAGCTTCTTCTAAAACAATTCGAGAAGGGGTAATTGATTGGTTCCAAAACACCCTTGAGTCGCGTACTAACTCACCAGATACACCGATTATCGTCATCATGCAGCGTTTGCATGAGGATGATTTAGCAGGTTGGTTGTTAGGCGATAGAAAAGACGGCGTTCCTGTAGCTGGTGGAAATGGTGAAGTGTGGGAGCATCTATGTCTTTCAGCTATTCAGGAAGACGGATCCGCACTATGGCCAGCAAAACACAATATTCAAAAATTGAGGCTAATGGAGCAAGCCGCACCGTATGTATTTGCCGGGCAGTACCGACAAATGCCATCACCGCCAGCAGGCGGTTTTTTTAAGCCTGACAATATCCAAATTGTTGAGGCTTTGCCTGCAGATGTATTGAAACAAGTTAGGGCTTGGGACTTTGGGGCAACTGAAAATGAAGGTGACTTTACAGTAGGTGTGCGAGAAGCTCTAGGCGCAGATGGTTTTACTTACATTGTCGATGTGACAAGAGGACAGCTTGGCCCAGACAATGTGAATAAGCGTTTAGAACAAACAGCAAAGCTAGATGGGAAAAAAGTTTCTGTGCGTTTACCACAAGACCCCGGTCAAGCTGGTAAATCGCAAGCTAGTTCATTTGTGAAGCTTCTTGCTGGTTATAACGTGATAGCCAAACCAATTTCAGGTGACAAGCTCACACGGGCACAACCATTTGCGGCTCAAGTTAACGTAGGAAATGTACGTATGCTCAAAGGTGAATGGAATAAGGATTTTATTGATGAGCTTCGTCATTTTCCTAATGGCACACATGACGACCAAGTGGATGCAGCTTCAGATGCGTTTAATGAATTACATGAAGGTTTTGAAGCCTTTTTTGCTGATATGGGATTTGCTCGATGAGTGATGTAACTTTTCAACATGCTGAATATGTTAAGAACTTGCCATACTGGCAAAAACTTGATGATGTTTGTGAAGGAGAAGATGCAGTTAAGGCTAAAGGTGAAAAATATTTGCCGATGCCAAATGCACATGATAAGTCACCAGCAAATAAAAGCGCTTATGAGGCTTATCTTACCCGTGCAGTCTTTTATGAAGTAACAGGGACTACATCAAATAGTTTAGTTGGAGCAGCTTTTGCAACAGATCCAAGTTTTAAATTTCCTCCCGAGCTTGCTCATTTAGAACGTAATGCGAATGGAGCCGGTTTAAGTACTTATCAATTGGCTCAAAATGGAATTCGCCATTTATTGAAGCATTATCGTTGTGCTTTATATGTAGATTATCCTGATGTGCCGCCAGCTCGTAATCTAGCGGAATTTAAAGCACAAAAAGCCTATCCGATGATTCATTTACTAAATGCCCTTGATGTAGTGAATTGGGATTCAGTAATGATCGATAACCAGAAAAAGCTTTGCTTAGTGGTTATACGTGAATTTAAGTCTGAACGAGGTGCTGATGGCTTTAGTAAAACCGAACAAGAGCAATATCGTGTACTTCGTTTAGAGCAAGAGGGTAATGGGGAATATATTTATTCCGTTCAGGTGTATACAAAGGGTGAAAAGGGTAACTGGGTTGGCGGAGATAAGAAGTTTCCAACAGATTACAACGGGAATTTCTGGACCTATATACCTTTTACATTTGTAGGTGCAATTGATAATTCAGAAGAGATTAAGAAGCCGCCATTACTTCCTTTGGCCAATCTCAATTTAGCCCATTATCGTGACAGTGCGGACTTTCAAGAGTCCGTTTTTTATATGGGGCAACCTCAATACTTTGCGAAGGGTGTTACATGGGAATGGTACGACCAAGCCAAAAAACGTGGCATATACATTGGTGCGAAAGTACTTTTGCCTTTACCTGAAAATGGTGGATTAGGAATTGTTCAAGCCGACCCTAATACTCTTGCCCGGGAAGCGATGAAAGATAAGTGGGAAAAAATGAAGGAGATGGGGGCGCGTTTAATTGAGAAGGGTACAGCGGGTAAAAAGACTGCTACGGAAGCGAATAGCGATGACGCTGTTCAACATTCAGTTCTTTCGCTCTGTGTAGTCAATATGAATGAAGCCTTGTCAGCAGCATTACGATGGGCAGCAAAGTTTGTAATGCCTAATGTGGATGTTCTAACTAAAGATGATTTGATGTTCGAAATCAGTCAAGAATTTAACAAACAGGGTTATTTAGCTGAGTTAGCTCGACAGTTATTTGAAGCAGCTCTACAAGGCCGATCTTCATTTAAATCATGGTGGGAATACAACCAAACAGGTATGTTCCCTAAACAAAAATATGAAGAAGAGCTTCAGAATGTTGAAGCAGAGCAAGATGGGACTTTAAATCAAAAGGTAGAGTGAGATGGCAACAGATATCAAAAAACTATTTGAAGCACTCACTCAGCACCAGGCCTATCTTTATCGTGCTTCATCAAAAACGGTAAATGAGTTATTGGCTTTATTCAATGATGATACGAGCAAGATGCTATCTAAGCTTCGGGATTTATTGGATGAGCTTAATGAGTCGGAGAAAGTTGCTTTAGCTGGTGGTAAATATACAACTTCAAATTTAAGGGAAATTAGGGATTTGATTGCCCAATGGTTTGCCAGTGTTAATTTAGCATTACCTGAAGCTTTTGCCGTTTCTGCTACGGCGCTGGCTGTTTATGAGGCCAATTACGTAGCTAAGCTCTATGGAGCAAAAATTAATAAGCCTGATGGGGAAAAACTATTCTTATCCGCTAAAAAAGTTCCGTTGGCAGGTGGCGCTCTTGTCGATGATCTGCTTTCAAGAATTGCTGAAAGTGCCCGTCAAAAGGTTGAGTATGCAATTCGAGATGGTATTAATTCAGGCAAAACTAACCAAGAAATTGTTCAGCGTATTCGTGGTACCAAACGGCTTAACTATGAAGATGGGATCTTAAATGGTACCAAAACTGATATTGAGCGAACGGTAAGAACTGTGCGAAGTCATATAGCTAATCAAGCCTATCTAAATAGCTTCAACCAAATTGGCTTTGAATATGTCCGATTTGTTAGCGTTTTAGATGGACGAACTTCTAAGCTTTGCGCTTCATTAGATGGTTCAGTGTGGGAAATAAATGATCCGGCAAAGCGAGTGCCGCCGTTACATCCTAACTGTCGCAGTATCTTGGTTCCGGTCGAGAAGGACGGTCAACTTGTTGGCGAACGGCCATTTGTAATGGACGAACGTAGAGTTAAAGACATCCCCAAAGAAGAGCGAAGCCAGTTAATAGGACAGTTAGATGCAAACACCACATTCAAAGAGTTCTTTAAGAAAACAGATGATTTCTTTCAAAGGGAGTGGCTAGGGCCAAAGCGCTTTAAGCTCTATAAAGATGGGAAATTTGATTTTGATAAGTTCTTTGATCCTGAAGGCCGTTTCTATAGCTTAGATGATTTGAGAAAGTTGGATGAAAAAGCTTTTAAAAAGTTGGGTCTGTAATTTTTCTTATGTTATATTTTTTAAAACATCAGAATTTATACAATATGAAAACAATAGCTTTTGTATGTCTAACCCTAATTTCCATCACTTGTTTAGCTGAACCAAGTCAAAAATATCTTAAAGAATATGATCGATTGTCTGAAGCTTTGGAGTCAGCAATGGCAAATGCATATTCTTTTGATCCTGCAACTGGTCAAGTAAAACAGGCTACTCAAGATTTAGAAGCTAAAAATAATTTATGTAGAGCTGCCCAGGCGAAACTAAACCTCACCACGTTTTTAAAAGACAATTTAGAGGAATCTAAAGAGCTTTATAAATCTATTGATGGTGCAGAGACTCTAGATAAAAATTATCTTAGTGGACAACAGCAGGAACAACAAAATCTCGTTTCAAATTTGAAAAAAGACCTTGTTGGAACTGGATTTAACTGTGAGTAATTATTGCCGATTACAGGTAATTCTAAACTCACTTAAGACACAATTTTCACCTATATAAGCGCCCAAATGGCGCTTTTGTCATTTATGGAGTTTGGCTTATGAGTGAATCAAAAGTTAGACATTTGGTACTTAAAAGAGTTTCAGATAAATCTTCTCATCTTGCTCTTTGTGACGAGGAAACAGGTATTCCATTAGCTGGATTAACCGCTGTAAAAATGAATTGTAGTGTTTTTGAGGGTCCAGCGACTATCACGGCAACATTTGATGTAGGTGGTCCTCAAGGAGTCCGCTTGGTTGGTGACGAACCTAGACAAAAGGTTTGGGGTGCAAAGGAAACGTAGCGAAAGGTACTACAAATGCCTGAAAAGCAAATCAATATGTCAGATGCTCAATATATTCTGAGCACAAAATGAATTCTGGTGCCATTTCTTCAAATTAAGGTTTCAAGCCATGGCAATTTATGGTTTTACTTTTGAAAGATTAAAAGCAATTGCACTCATCAAATAGAACTTAATTTTTAACCATAGCACCTTCGGGTGCTTTTTTTGCGAGAAGAAAATGCCAAGCCCTATTATCCAATATTTCCAATATGAACATTTACCTGAACATTTGCAGCAAGTTAGTAAGCCAATTGGTGATTTAGCTCGGCAAATGGATGAGCAACTTCCTGACGGGCCTGAAAAATCCACAGGATTAAGAAAGCTACTTGAAGCAAAAGATGCATTTGTACGCCAAGCTTTAAGTAAATAATCATTTATAGAAATGAAGCGTCCTAAAGGGCGCTTTTTTATTGCCTGCCGAAAGCGGATGCTAACGGCGAATCCGGGCGGATGCCCATTTTGTATATATAGGTTGGATGACCAATGAAACTTAAAACAGTAACAATCGACGGTAAAGTTTATGCGGAAGTAGACGGTGATAAGCCGATCTATATTCATGATGACGGCAAAGAAATGCCACATGATGCACCACACTCGGTAGCAACAATTGCACGCTTAAACAATGAAGCTAAAACACATCGTGAAGCCAAAGAAGCAGCCGAAAAAGCATTAAAAGCTTTTGAAGGAATTGAAGACCCAGCGGCAGCTAAAAAGGCATTACAAACAATCCAAAATCTCGATGATAAAAAGCTGGTGGATGCCGGTGAAGTTGAGAAAGTTAAAGCTGAAGCTATCAAAGCAGTTGAGGAAAAATATGCCCCGATTGTTGCGCAACGTGATGCTCTAGAAGCCTCTTTACATAAAGAACTTATCGGCGGTGGTTTTGCTCGTTCTAAGTACATTCAAGACAACATTGCAGTACCTGTGGACATGGTTCAGGCAACCTTTGGTCATCACTTCAAAATCGAAGAAGGCAAGGTGGTTGCATATGATCCGAACGGCGAAAAGATTTATTCACGTGTCCGCCCGGGTGAACTTGCAAATGTTGATGAAGCTTTAGAGTCATTGGTTGGTGGATACCAGCATAAAGACTTAATTCTTAAAGGTGGTAAAGGAACTGGTGGCGGTTTTCAAGGTGGGGGCAAAGGTGGAGCACCTACTGGAATGAAACGCAGTGAAATGTCTGTTTCTCAGAAAGCAGATTACATCAAAGAACATGGCAATGATGCCTTCCTAAAACTACCGAACTAATCATTAAATATTTGGAGATAAGTAGTTATGACTACGACAGTTAATTCCGACATGATCATCTACAACCAACTGGCCCAAACAGCGTATTTAGAACGTTTACAAGACAATTTGAATGTCTTTAATGAAGCTTCCAATGGTGCGATTATTTATCGTAATGAAATCATTCAAGGTGACTTCAATAAAAATGCATTCTACAAAGTTGGTGGTAGCATTAAACATCGTGATGTGAACTCCAATGCAAAAGTAACTCCGGAAAAAATCGGTGCAGGTGAGTCTGTAGGTGTAAAAATTCCATATAAATATGGCCCTTATGCATCTACTGAAGAGGCATTTAAGCGCCGTGCTCGTACACCAGAAGAATTTGCTATGGTTGTTGGTTACGATCTTGCTGATGCATTGGTTGCTGGTCGTTTAGAGTACAGCCTAGCTTCTTTAAAAGCTGCTATTTCTAGCAATCCAGACATGGTTGCAAAAGGTAGTATCGTTGTTGATGGCCGCAAAGCATTAACTCGTGGTATGCGAAAGTTTGGTGATAAGTTTGGCCGTATTGGTTTATGGGTGATGAACTCAGATACATATTTCGATATTGTCGATGATGCAATCACTAAGCAAATTTATGGTGAATCTGAAATCGTTATCTATGGTGGTTTACCCGGTACATTAGGTAAGCCAGTCTTGGTGACTGATGCTGTAGGGGATAACGATGCTTTTGGCTTGCAGTATGGTGCTGTAACAGTAACTGAATCACAAGTACCGGGCTTCCGAGCTTATGACATCAATGATGAAGAAAACTTAGCAATCGGTATGCGTGCTGAAGGTGCATTTAACCTAGATATTCTTGGTTATAGTTGGGATACATCGAAAGGTGAAAATCCTGATCTTACATTACTTGGTTCAAGTGCTAACTGGATTAAATATGCAACCAGCAACAAAATGACAGCAGGTACCTTACTTGATTTATCAGGTACAGCGACAACTGGTTAAAACCTAAAAATTAAAACCGTAAGAGGGCTAATAAGCCCTCTTTTTATTATTAAGAGAAAAGCGCCATGAAGATTATCTATACACGCATTGCAGCAGCTGCTGCATTAGAGACGGGCATTATTGCTAACCCTGACTATTATGAAAACCCAAATTTGAAAGCAAAAGAGGTAATTATTTACGGTAATTATCCAAAGATTCAAAAGGATTACGAATCTTTAGAAGTTCCAGTTGAAGTTCGTAAGTTGGAAGAGCCACAAAAAACGACTTTGGCCACGGTAAATGTCGAGGTAGGAGTCACCCCTGAACTTCAAACTGTGATTGATGATGCAAAAGCTGAGTGTGAAAAGGTAGTTGAAGAAAACACTCAGCTTAAGCAGAAAATTGCCATCTTAGAGCAGGCTGGTGGCAACCAGTCAGAGTTGTTATCTGAGAATTCACGATTAAAAGATGCAGCAGTCTTAGCAGATAAAGCTCTCAAAGATGCTGAAGCTCAAGTGGTCGGTATAAAAACTGAATTTGAAGCTTTTAAAAACGATATTCCTGCAATGCAGGCACGTATTGTTGAATTGGAAGCTGGAAAATCGGCAGAAAACCCAGCTACAGAAACGGCAGCTAATGATTTTGAAAACTGGTCAAATGATCAATTAAAAGAGTATTTGGCTAGTAAAAATATTGGTTACAAGCCGTCAGCAACAAAAGCAGAACTTCTTAAATTAATCCCTAAGGAATAATGCAATGAGCTTTATTACTGTAGATGACGCAAATTCAATTTTGGGCAGCGATTTTGCACCAGACAGTGATAAAGCTCGTCTGGTTAAACTGGCAAATGTCTGGATGAAAAACAGAATAGGTTTTGTACCAGATCCTATTGATCCACTTCTTAAGGACGCGGCTTGTGAAATTATCAAAGGAATTCTGGCCAAAGTAATTTATAACGGCAAAGACCAGCAGTTGAAGCGTAAGAAGGTCAAAGCTGATTCTGTTGAGTCAGAAAAAGAATACCAAGATGGATCTGAAGCAATTTCTAGCTTTGAACAGATAGCAATTGATTTTATTGACTCACTTGATTTGAAAGATCCAAATGCAAGTTTTAATGGCTTTGGCATACCTCTTTACAGGGCATGATATGGGCTTACGTGACGAAATTCAGGCAGATATTGCCGAAGCATTTAATGAAGATTTAGCGGACGCCGTTCATTCATTTACTTGTGAGCGGATCTCAAAAACTAATTGGGATCCTAAAACTGAAACTTCTATTGAGGTTAAAGAAAACTATTCTGGTCGTGGCGTTCTGTTTGGCTCATACAGTCAATATGAGATTCAAACGCTTGGAGTACTGGCCACCGATAAGAAAGCTACCGTGCTTCAAAATGAAGTGTCCATGACACCTAAAATTGATGATGAATGGCTAACAGCTTTAGGCTCATTTCGAGTTATCCATATTCAACAAGATCCTGCCAGTACAATCTGGAAATGTCAGTTGAGGAAGGTTTAAATACTTGATCTAATATCCTTCTAAAATAGGGGGATATATGGCCAGTAAAAAATTAGAAGATAAAATTAAACGAGTTTGTTATTTTGTTGGTGGTGGAGTTCTAGGCTACTTGTTAATTAGTTTTATTATATTAAGTTCATTTCCATGGAACCATTATGTACTCGATAAAAAGCAAGCTTACGATGTTTTAAAAGATGCATTCACATTAGGTGCAGCATTTCTCGCTCCAGTTGCAGCATTTGTTCTGTTTAGCGATTGGAGAGTTCAACATAAAGCTCTAAAAAATGAAAAGTTAAGTGAAGATATCTTAAGAATCCTTAACACGGAATTATTATCCTTTTATAATTTTAATCCTCGATCAAAATCAGATGTTGAAGATTTTAATAATCATCAAATGCAATTTCATAGGAACGTTGCAAATATTTATTTGATGTTAGATGAAATTGATGCAAATGAAGAGCAGGCAAACCACTTCATTGAAAATATTAAAAAAATAGAGGTTGATCTAGATGGTTTATACATGAGTATTTTTAAACAAATTGAAATTGTTATTGAACATGATGCGATTTCTGATTTTCTAGATACTCATTCAATGCGTAAAAAAGAAATATTATTAAAAAAATTAAAAAAATTTGAAAATATAAATGAAACCCATTATGAAAATTTAATTAAAGTAATTTCACAATTGAAACCTTTAAAAGTTTAGTTACAAACCCACTTCGGTGGGTTTTTTATTGGAGTAATTATGACTTGGAGTGTACAAGAGGTCTATGGCAGCTTTCAGGTAGTGCCGGACGATGATTTAAAACCTCATTCCTTATTTCACTGCGAATGCCATCCCAAATATGAGGATGGCATTTTTATTCATAACTCATTTGATGGTAGAGAGGCGACTGAAACGCCTTTACCTAGTTAATAGGCTAAACAATGGTTAATCCTGATTATGTTCCTGAATGGTATATCTCGCCATTCCAACATGTGCAGTACACGCTTGCTCGAAATCAACTACACATGGATTTGTTATTTGAAGATATGGATAAAGCTGATCAATTTTTGGATATGGGAGCGGACGCACAAGTTAGTACTTTTTCTGATGGCGCATATGCAATCGCCCAAATTGGTGATACGGCGGATAAAGATCAAATTCAAGTTTATGGATTGCTTTTACATGAAGCTGTTCATATTTGGCAAATAGTAAAACGGAGAATGGGTGAGCGAGAGCCTAGTGTGGAATTTGAAGCTTATTCAATTCAGGCAATCGCTCAAGACCTATTTGAAATGTTCGAAGCTAGTGAGGTAAATCATGGGATGGAAGGGGAAAAAGCCGACTAGTTTTAGTCTTGATGTGTCTAAAGCAGCAGAAGACCATGTAAAGAATATTGTCATGGATACCGTGCAATCCTTAGTTAATTTAAGTCCTGTTGATACTGGAGCATACCGTGCTTCACATATTGTTTCGGTTGGATCCGCTGATTACGGTGTACGTGAACCTGAAACAAACCCTATTAACGATGCAGCGATTCAGGCAATGAAGATTAAGCTAGGCAATCTGGTTTATATCCAAAACAATAAAGCTTATGGACCGCGCTTAGAAAACGGTTGGTCTGATCAAGCGCCACAAGGTATTTATGGCCTCACTTTTAATTTTATTTCTCAAAAGTATGGTGGCTAAAATGGCAATGACTTTAGAGCAGACTAGGCAAGCTATTATTGATCGCATGCAAAGCTTTACGGGTATTGCTCAGGAACGGATTCAGTATCCAAATGCACCAGGCTTTACGGTGCCTAAAGAAGGTTTATGGTGCCGTTTAACGATTGCAGGTGGGCCGAGCTTTATTTCAGGCATTGCAGATAAGCCATGTACACGCCGTACCGGTAATATCATGATTCAATGCTTTGATCGACTTCATGTGGGAGAAAAAGCTTTAACGGTTCTTGGTGATGCTTTGCTGGCACATTTTGAATATTTCACAATCGAACACTTAGAATGTTTGAATGGACAATCTATATATGCGGGTAAAGATGCTGATTTCATTCAGTATAATGTGAGTATTGGGTTTAAGGTGAATTGATATGTCATGTATGCTGACTTTAGAAGAAATCGAAATTAAACGGCAAGAGCTGGAAAGGCATCTTGAAGATGTTATGTCTGTTGAGTTGAGCAAATGGCAATCTGAAAACAAGCTATGTGTTTCTGATGTGAATATACGTTTGGCCAATGTTAATAGTCTTGGCGGAACTAAACATAATGTAGTTACTGGAGTAAGTGTTGATTTAGATAATGAGCTTTGAGTTCAAGAAAAAGCTACTGCAAGGCGATTATTTTTAATGACCTCAGCATATTATCATTTGTGATTACATTCTGTTACAGTAGTGGAAATTTATAACAAATGGTAAAACATGAAAAAATCAACTTTAGGCTGGGGTGCCGCAGGATTAGTAGCTTTAGGGATTTTTGGTTCAGGCAATGATAACTCTCCAAAACAAACTTCAGACTCAGAAAATGCGCAGAGTGCAGTAGAGGAAGTTATCGAATCAAAATATATCAACACTAATTCTTTAAATATTAGAGATAAACCAAACGGTCACGTAGTAGGAAAGTTAGGACGTGGAGAAAAAGTTGATATTTATGAGACGAAAGGAAACTGGGCACGTATTTCCTTAAATTCCTCATCACCTCAGTGGTTATCAACAAAGCTATTATGTGAAACGGATGGTTGCTTTAAACAAAAGTCTCGATCAACCACGTCAAATAATTATCAGGCCTTAAAATCTCATCCTCATCATTCTGAAAGAAAACAGAAAAAAACCTACTACGATAGTGATTGTTCATGTGCTGTGGTGGATTATTGCGTGGGTCCTAGAGGTGGGCACTACTGTATTACGAGTGGAGGAAACAAGAGATATAAACCTAGATATTAACTAATTTGAATTATGAGACCTCCTTTTTGAGAGGTATTTTATGTCTTATTCACTACCACCTCATCGGTGGTTTTTTTATGTCTATAGGAATCACTTATGAGCAATTTTGTTTTTAAGCGTGGTGACACATTCAACTTGAACTTGCAGCTGGTTGATATGGATGAGTCCCTGCAGTATCCACCGGATGATGTTCGCCGTGCAATTGATCTTACAGGTTATACCTTCACTTCACAGGTTAAAGCTCTGGCTGATGGTGCTGCTGTGGCCACCTTGACTTGCGCAGCATTAAATCAAAGCACACAGAAGGGATGGCTGAATATTAAATCTAGTGCAAGCACTGCAACTTGGCCCTTAGGTCTGTGTCAGATGGATATTAAAGCAGTGGTGAGTGGCACTACACAGCACACTGAAACTTTGACATTCCAGGTAATTGATGGAGTAACCGCATAATGGCAAATCTTGTTTTTAAATTTAGTTGGGATCATCGGCCATTCCCATATAACGCTTCGCAGGGAAAACGGCAGTTTATGCTGCCATTTGCCTCGGGTATTCCAAACTTAAATCCACAGCTTTCTCAAGTTCAAGGTGCAGGTACAGCTGCTGCAGCCAATATTGGAAATGCAGATGGAAATGTAATTGGTGTGACAGGTATTCTTGTTAATTGTCAGGGAGCGCAGCGGTTAGATTTAGGTACATCAGCAAGCTCCTCTGCCACTGCTATAGAAATGGGTTCAACGTCAGTAGCGGGCAATACTTTTATTGATTTTCACACATCTGGAGCTCCTACTGATTACGATGTTCGGTTGCTTGCTACAGGCGGTGATACGGCTAATGCGGGAGCGGGCATTTTAAATGTGACAGCAAATACAACTATCTTTAATAGTAGGCTTCGCTCTTTACCAACATTTAATCAGGTTACAGCTGGAAATGAGGCTGCAAACCTTTTTATTTCTGCTGGTGGCGATATTTATCGTACTGGTAAAACTTACAATAATTTTGGTCTAGGATTAAACACTCTACAGGCTACGAATAGTATTGATTTAAATACTGCAAACTTACCGAGTGGTATTTATTCTGGGCAAACTTGGACGAACTCAGGCACTACTTCTCAATGGCAAACAGTACTGCAATTAAATCTAGCATCTGATGGTCCTAATTATCAGACACAAATTTCGTTCGATGGTAATGGAGGAGACACTAAATTAATTTCTCCTTCAATTCGTCGTAAATTGGGGGGAGCATGGAGTTCTTGGTATAAATTTTGGACACAGTCAAATACTACCGTAGATGCAAATGGGTTTATTAAGTCATCTTCACCAATCGTTAAGTTATTTGCTGACTCAATAGAATTAAATGACCAAGCAAGAAAACAGCCGGTTGAATTTGAAAAAATTGATGTAGGTAATTATCTTCTAAAAGGTTCTTTGGGTTTTGCTCAAGAAGGTTGGTACATTGAGTTACCCAAAGATGCCAACGGTAATACAGTGGTTGCCGTAGAGTATTCAACTCTAGAAAATGGCGACATTTCAATTAAGACCTATAAGCGTAAATTTGATTTTGAGCTTGCTGCAGTTGTTGCTGATCATGAAAATCCAATGGATATTCCATTAACCCGTTGGATCGATATTCGATTACATGAGGAACCTGAGCCAGATTCCGAAATTATTCCAACAGAGACTCCTATAGACTTTCAACCAACAAATTTATCCGAGGCTGTAGCTGCAGCCATGAATGGTGTGGAACCGCCAGAAATCTCGGATACAGACGAAACACTTTAATGACCCGCTAATTCAGCGGGTTTTTTATTGCCTAAATTTTGGAGAACCATAAATGAGTTCAGGCGCAAAAATTCGATTATATGCTTGTGAAGAAGCAGTTTTAGGAACAACTCCAGCAAACCCGATCTGGTACACAGTTCGCCGTGTAAGTGATGGTTTATCTGAAAATGTTTCTACTGAAGAAAGCAGTGAAGTGGTTGATTCACGTTTTCGACAAGGTGGGGTAGTTACTGAAGCAGAAGTAGCAGGTCAGTTAGAGTTTGAATTATCACTTGGTACCTTTGATTTGTTCTTAAGTGCTTTAGCATTCAATAACTGGGCGACAAACAGCTTAACAATTGGCGGTGCTGTTCGAAAATCATTAACGTTAGTTAAAGTTTTTGAAGATATTGGGCAGGTGTTTATTTACCGTGGAGTTCAGGTCAATTCTGGTGAAATTACTATCCAGACTACAGGAAAGATCACTGGTAACTTTGGTCTTGTAGGTAGCTCATTTACTAGACAGCAAGTCAACCCTGTTGTAAATCCGGTTGCAGCTTCAACACGTCCACTGGTCAGTATGCCAAACGTGGAAAACTTGCTTGTAAACGGCCAGTCAATTCGGGGTAAAGCGTGTCTACAGTCTCTTACCATTTCTATCAATAACAACCTTGAAGCAATCCGTTGTATCGGTTCGGGTAAGTACACACCTGAGTTCTACATTGAAAAGATGATGGATATCGAAGCAAATGCTTCATTCATGTTCTCTTCAACTGCGGCAGGGTGGATTGATGCCATTAAAACCCGAGATGTGTTTACATTGACCTTTGATATTAAAGACAGCAAAGGCAGTAAATACTCGTTTAACTTCCCTCAATTAGAAGTCATGGAAGCCAATCACCCGGATGGCGGTGGTGACGACATCATTACTGTAGACATCAACTTTGCCCAAGTCCGTACAGCGCCAACGATTGTACGTGCTCTTGTGTAATCAACTTATTCAGTAACAAAGCCTATGGAATCCCATGGGCTTTTTTATTTCTAAAAATTAGAGGTTGCTATGGCTTTAAAAGTCGGAATTATTAAAAGCTCGGACGTATCAAAATGGTGCGAATACAAAGGTGCTGATGGAGAGGTACAGGCAGAATTTAAAGTCCGTGGTATCGCTTATAAGCCTTTTCAGGTAGCTATTGAACGAGCAGGAAATCAGATCTCGTCTAAGGGCTACGATGTAATGGTCAAAGATGAAGATGCCAAGCTTTATCACGAGTTGTTAATGGATGCATGTGCTGCCCATTTAATAGAAGACTGGAAGGGTGTGGTATTTGCCGAAATCGTAGACGGTAAAACTGTTGAGTCTGAAAAGCCCTATACACCTGAGAATGCCTCAAAGCTTCTTAATCTTGGTGATATTGGTATTTCAATCTGGCTATTCATTAAAGAACAGGCCCAGAAGATTCAGGAAGACGCAGACAAGGACAAGGCTTTAATTCTGGGAAAGTCATCGAGCTCTACAAATATCAAAAAACGTATGCGTCGAAAACGCCGCACGAAATCGAGCAAATCAAGTTCTTAGGTGGCCGTATTCCGGATCCGCCAGAATATTCGCATGCGGCTGACTCTATTTTTTCGGCATTTAGTACTATTGCCAGATCCAGACGGTATGAGCAGGGCATCCCGTTATCTTTAGATCAGCAGGCAATCAATGTCTATGCAGAGCATAATGATTTACCAGTAGCTGCTCATATCTTTAATGACTGTATTTTTGCATTGGATAACTTGTTTTTAGATGAAGCCCATAAAAAAATAAATTCCAAGTCCTCAAAAAAGTAACCCTAGAGTTATTTACATATAATAACTCTAGGGTTATTATTATCTCATCAAGTTAATAAGGGATTGGTGTGAAAAGTCTGGATTTAATCAAAATGATTGAAGCAGATGGTTGGTATGAGGTTAGGGTTTCAGGAAGTCATCATCACTTTAAACACCCAACCAAAAAGGGGTTAGTTACAATCCCACATCCTAAAAAGGATTTACCAAACGGAACTGTTAAAAGCATTTTGAAACAAGCGGGTCTAAATTGACCCGCTGTTTCCCGACTTTAAATACTATATCCCTTACAACTAATCATAACGCAGTGGGCGATATGTTTATGCCAAGGGCATGGAGTGTTGAGATGTTATATCCAATTGCAATTGAACGAGGATCAGATACTGAGGCATTTGGTGTCACTGTTCCTGATATTCCAGGTTGTTTTAGTGCTGGTGACACACTTGAAGAAGCTATTGAGAATGTTAAAGAAGCTATTTCAGGCCATTTAGAAATATTGGCTGAAGATGGTGAGGAAATCCCATTAGCTTCCGAACTAGTTAAATTTGTCGATGATCCTGAATATAAAGGAATGATCTGGGCGGTTACCGAAGTTGATGTTAGTCGTTATCTGGGTAAACCAGAAAAAATCAATGTTACTTTACCAAGCCGTTTGATTCGTAAAATTGATGAGAATGTAGGTAAAGGTAAGAGATATACTACTCGATCGGCTTTCTTGGCTGCTGGTGCTGAAAAACTTTTACATGCATAGCCTGATTTAAAAGACCACCTTCGGGTGGTTTTCCTTTATGTGACATTTAGTAACCAGTTTGTTAAAGTTAGTACACTTTATAACAAACGGTGAAAATTCATGAAACAAGTCATTTTAAGTCTTTTATTAGTTCTAAGCTCATTAAATTTTGCGGAAGCAGGTAGAGGCAGACAACCGTGCTATGGTAAGAAAGGTGGGGTAAGTCATTGCGATGGTAGTAAGTTTGTTTGTAATGATGGTTCCATCAGTGCTTCTAAAAAGATCTGCTCTAGATAGGTGATGTGATGGGATTAAATTTTAGAAAAAGTATAAAAATTGCTCCGGGAGTCCGGGTAAATATAAGTAAAAAAGGAGTCTCAAGTGTTTCTGTTGGTGGAAAAGGGGCACGAGTAAATGTTAGTAAGAAGGGAACTCGAACAACAGTAGGTTTACCGGGTACTGGTTTATCTTATTCCAAGTTCTCTAGTCATACTAAGAAAACAACACCTAGAAGAGAACCTGATTTTAATAATCCAGATAATGTATGGGGTTACCCTAAATCTGAATGGATAATCAGTGGAGTTATTTTATTTATAGCTTTAATAATTTTTATTTGGATTATTAGCTGATTTTTTAAATTTTGATATTTGATAGGTTTATATATGAAAAAGATTATTTTATTAGGTTTAATATTAGGTTTAGCAGGGTGTATGTCTACTGCTAATTTTTTTGAAGTGCAAGCCACCTCTGTTCAGAATAGCGGTTATTGGACCGGGCAATATGATCGATTAGTAGGAACATTAAAGTTAAATTCCGATGGAACTGGTGTTATTTGTCAGGATGGAATGGGAACAGCGAGAGTAATGTCTGTTAAAAAATCAAATGATAAACTCTATTCACAGGATGGCAGCTTCTGGAAAGTGCAAAATGAAACACTCAACTCTATGAAATTAAATTATGCAATTGGTGGTGGTTATGAAATGAAAAAAGATGATGATTTATCTTTGGCAACACCAGCATGTAAAGAAAAATTGAAAATGAATTCAAATTGATTTGTTAAAAACTTGACTTAGATCAGGTTTTTTATTTTTGATTAATGACCGCCTTTTAATGGCGGTTTTTTATTGCCTAGAGGAAAAGTAAGATGGCACAAGAATCCCGTTTGGTCATTGTTATTGATTCGCAAAATGCTGAACGTAATGCGCGTAATCTAGGCAATGAACTGGATAGCATTGAGCGTAAAGGTGATTATGCTTCTAAGTCTATGGACAGCTTGTCTGTAGCCACTAGAGCTTTAGCTGGACACATGGCTGGTTTATTAACAGTAGGTTCAGCCATTTCAAAGATGGATACATATACTGGACTACAAAACCGTCTTAAGTTGGTCACTAATAATCAAGTTGAACTAAATAAAGCAACGGAAGACACTTTCCGAATTGCTCAAAAAACCTATTCAGCTTGGGATTCTGTGTTGCAGGTTTACCAGCGTTTTAGTGACAATGCTAAAACACTGAATTTAACCATGGATGACACTGCACGTTTGACTGAAACAGTGTCAAAAGCAGTGGCTATTAGTGGAGCAAGCGCAGAAGCGGCGGATGCAGCTTTAGTCCAATTTGGGCAGGCTTTAGCAAGCGGCACATTACGTGGAGAAGAACTTAATTCTGTAATGGAGCAAACCCCAGCACTAGCAAAGGCTATTGCTAAAGGTATGGGTATTACTGTAGGTGAATTACGTTCAGTAGCAGCTGAAGGAAAAATTACTTCACAGGAAATCGTGAAAGCACTTAGAAATGTCCAAGATGAAGTTGATGCTCTTTTTGCTAAAACTGACATTACAATTGGTCAATCATTAACTCTACTTAATAATGAAATTACTAAATTTGTAGGAGAGGCTGGTAAAGGAAGCGGAGCAGCACAGGCTTTATCAGGATCGATTCAGTTATTAGCAAATAATTTGAATTTAATTGCAGACAGTGCATTTGCCATAGGTATTGGCTTAATGACAAAAGCCGTTTTAACAAAAACGGTTGCTGTACAAGCGAGTATTGCTGCGTCAACCAAACAAGTGTTTGCCACAATTGCTGAACGTAATGCAAATATTGCAGCAGCAAAAGCTGAGGTGGAATCTGCGCTTGCCGAAGCACAAAGTACGCAGGTGACACTAACGAACATCAAAGCTACTCATGCTCAGATCATGGCAGAAATAGAACTCGAAAAAGTTCGTTTAAAAGCCCAAATCACTGAACAAGGTCGCACGGCTACCATCACACGAATGGCTCAGCTTGGACGATTACAAGCTCAAGTTGCGTTAGAGGTTGCTGCCGCAGAAACAGCTCAATCAGCATCATCTGCAAGATTATCAGCAGCCTTAACAGCGCAATCTGTTGCTACAAGTCGTTTAGCTTTGGCAAAGTCAGCGCTTATGGCGATTTTTAGCCCAATGGGTTTAGCAATTGCAGCAACAGCCGCATCTTTCTATTTACTAAGCAGCAGTTCGGATGAAGTCAAAGAGTCCCTTGCAACACAATCTGACTCGGTTAGTGATTTAACAGATAAGTACATAAAGTTAAATACTGTGCAAGCATTAACAGAGGGTGTGCGGTTACGCAAAGAGATTGAGCAGCAAAATGATGCAATTGATGATGCTAGTGGAGCTATCAAACGTTTTGCTTATATCCAAAAGGAATTATTTAAATTATCTGGCAGTGATTATGAAGATTATCAAAATGCCATTAAGTCTATTGCTACAGGTGCAAGCGATGCAGGTGATCTCTTAAAAAAGATGATTTCTTCTGGTCGTTTTAGTCAGACTCAAATTGATAAACTTATTGAGTTCTCTAGTGCAGTAGCAGAATCAAAAAATAAGATTGAGCAGGGTAATACTGCTCTAAAACTCTTAAATGCTACTTCTGGACAACATGTTGATGTAACGGCCGAATCAATTAAGCAATTAACAATTCAAACAAACTTAACAAAAGTCGCTACTCAAAATTTCACTGACATGAAAACACAAATGCTTGATTCATTACGAGCACAAGTAGAATTCATTCGGTTAAATGGTGGTAGCGAAGAACAAGTTAAATCGTTGAATAAGGTAATCCAGGCATATTCTTTAAATCAAATTTCAGCAACTGATGCTGTGGACAAGTTCAACAGTACTGCCAAAGTTCCTGCTGAAAATATCAAGGGGTTACAGGATTATGCTACTAAAACGGATCAGTCTAAAATTGCGTTGAATCAGGCTAATGCTGAGCTGAAGAAACAAAACGACTTACGTAATGAGTACCTAAAACAACATCAAACTGTACTTGGTGCTCAACAAGGAGAAACAAATGAATTAAATAACCAAGTCGCTGCACAAGAAAAGTTAAATAAATTACGAGACAACGCCAACAAAGATATTCTGAAAAATGATTTTCTTATAAAAAACACTAAGGCATTTGGTGGTGGCGAAAAGGGTCTTGATAAGGCGCGTGCGGCATCAGAGTTTTATACCGACAATAAAATTCCGATGACTAGAAGTTTAACTAGTCAGGAAGCTGCAATTTTTGAGGCTTGGTATAAGAAGCAGAAGGAAGTCAAGGACTTACAAGAAAGTATTACCGAATCTAGCAGAAAGCAAACAAAAGAGGTTGAAAAACAAACCAAAGAGTCTGCCAAACAAGCTGTTCTACTTGCTGGAAATGATGAGCGAGTGAGAAATATGCTACGAGTGTATCTGGCATTTCGAAATGCAGGCTTAGGCGATAAACAAGCTCGTGTAATGACAGCTCAAGTTGGACGAGAGACTGATTTTAGAAATGAGGCAATGTTTGGTAGCCATAAGGATGAAAATAATGGTTATACAAATACTGGATTTTTATCATGGCAAAAAAGTCGCTCAACTAAATTAATGCAGTCTTTACAAGGGCAAGGAGTCTTGGATAAAAACGGTAAAATCCAGCAAACTCAAGATGCATTGGATGCAATGGCTAAACATGCTGTGCAAGAGGCGATGACCGATAAAAGTTATAGTAAATCTAAAGCAGCTCTTCTTAATGACGATTTAGACTATCGAAGTTTAGAGAGAATTGTTGCCAAAAATTTTGTTGGCTGGGACTATGACGGGAAAAAGCTTGGCAAAGCTAAAGCTTCACAGCATTTAGCCAAACAAGACTCTTACTATAATCAGCTTAGTAAAATTTTAGGGGATAACCCCGAAGCAGCCTCAAAAGCAATTAGTGATCTTTCGAAATTCGAAGATGAAGCATATAAGGCACGTGCAAAAACTCTTGAGGAAATTAAGCAGCTCCAAGCAACATATGATTCAGAAACAGTTGCTAGAAGCAAAAAACGTGAGGAGGAAATCAACAAAGCAACCATTTTAGGTCAATCAAATTTAATCCCAAAAATTAATGAGCGTTATGATGCTGAAGATAAGTTAGCTCAGAAGCAATTTGATTTTGAAGTAAATGGTTATAAGTGGACTGAGAAGCAAAAGCTTGAGTACACATATGAAATCAATTCTTTGCGATTAGTTGCTGAAGGCAAACTCTCTGAAGATCAAAGAAAGGTTGCTTTAGATGGCCTGGAATTGCAAAAGCAGCAAGAGTTAGGATTACTAAAACTTGCTCAGGAACAGCGGTTGTTTCAGGCTGAGCAATTCATGCTGGGAGAAATGGAGCGTATCAAAAAACGTTATGCGCTTGAGTATGATGAAATATCAAAAATCACTGATCTTGAAGAGCGTAGAAGGAAGATGAGTGCATTTCAGGCTGATTTTATTCGTAATGGTGTGGGGAATCCAACAATTGATCAGTATGATACCTCTAGTCAGTTTCTTAAATCGACAAACTACACCAAGCCCAAGCAAACCAATATGCAAGTATTGGATGAAGATTACGCTCAAACTTATCAAAAGTTGAAAGATAATCTTGCAGCTGTTTTGGAGTCTGAAAAAGCTAGTTATCAGGAACGATTGGAGGCGGAGCGCGTATTCAAAGAAGCAAGACAGCAAATGGATAATGAGTACCACCTGAAGGCGATTGATGCAAGAAAAGCAGATCACGACAGTCAATTGCAATTATACAGTCAGATGATTTCATCTGCTTCAAGCACATGGGGAGGTTTAACTCAAATTGTTAAGGATGCGCGTGGTGAAAATTCACGCTCTTTCAAGGCAATGTTTATAGCTCAACAATCCTTTGCTATTGCTTCTGCGATTATCTCTGCTCATTTGGCAGCTACACAAGTAGCTGCTGATGCAACGATCCCATTTTTTGGGGCAAAAATTGCGGCTTCAACCGCCATGCTTGCTATGGGATATGCAAATGCTGGTTTGATTGCTGGGCAAACAATAGCTGGATTCTCAGATGGTGGTTACACTGGATCTGGTAGAAAATATGAACCTGCCGGTATTGTCCATAAAGGAGAGGTGGTCTGGTCCCAAGAAGACATTAAACGCTGGGGGGGAGTTGGTTTAGTTGAGAAAATGCGTAAGAGTGCAAACCCTGAAGCTTTTCTCAATAACAATGCCTCGGCAGATAGTGTCATGCGCCGTGCATTGATGAGTTCTAATGCCTTTATAGAAAGCCAAAAGCAAGCTGACATCTTTAATCAACCGGTTCAAGATACTCAGATTATCTATAAAGGTAATAGAGACACACCTAAGTTGGCGTCTTCGGCAAATTCTGACTTATTCCATGATGGCAAGGTCTACTTCTCATCCAATGGTATAGTTCAGGATCGCTCAAATCTTGAGGATGTTCAAGACTTCACGATGGGTAAAGCTGCTCGACCTCAAGCTGAGATTATGCCTTCAATTGAGCCAGCTGCACCGACAATCAATTTCAAAATTGAAGTGATTAATCAGGTGAGTGGGGCGACAGTTGAAGCTGAACAACTGGATGAGCAAACAGTCCGGATCATTGTTACAGATGAACTGGATAAGCAGCTTCCAAGAAAGGTACCGAAACTTGTAAGTGACCAAATCGCAAATCCAAACTCAACCATTAGTCGGTCTTTGACTGAGAATACGACAGCAAGACGGAATCGTTAATCAATAAAACCACCTTTCGGGGTGGTTTTTTATTACCTGAAGGAAAGTTATGTACAAGTTAAAGCTAAATCCTCAGACCAGCGGCTATGGCGTAACACCGGGTGATGATGTGAAACGTCAGCAGATGGATGGCGGTCGTGGACGCTATTACATCGATGTAAAACGGAATAGCCACATTGTCGATGTGAACTGGAACTTAAGTAAATCCGATTTTAATAAAATGATGGCTTTCTGGCGTGTATACCAAAGCAAGCCGGCTTCATTTTATGCGGATCTGGTGATTGATCAGGGAACACGTCAGCAATATTTATGTAACTTCATTCCCAACTCGTTCAAGACCAATGAAGTGAATGGCAACTTATATCGTGTGAACGCGCAGCTCGAAGTTGTTCAAAACCAGCCTAACCTTATCGCTGATCAGGCACTTATCAAAGATTGGGAGGTCTAATGGATAACGAATATGCCAAATTCTTTTTCAATCGAAAAGTAGATGTTTATCAACTGGAATGTATTGAACTATCACACCCTTCTTTTATGAATACTTACCGGGTGGTACGTAATGATGATCGCGGGGTGTATGTTCAGCACAATGAAGGCGCGGGGCAAGTATTTTACGAATACCTTCCTATGACAATTCAAAGATCCGGAATGCTCGGTGATCTGGACCAGACTTTGACCGTTTCAATATCTGGGCTTGGTGATATTTTGCCGGATGAGTTTGAACGGGTAATTGAGGGGCAATATTCTAATGTAAAGCCGACCGTAAATTACCGCCTTTATAGTTCAGATAACTTGAATACACCAATGTTTTATCTACTAGGTCTACAACTCTCCAGTGTTGCCATGAATCATAAAGCTGTGACATTCAAGGCTGAATCACCACGATTAAATACTGCGAAGACTGGAGATATCTTTGCACTGGATCGTTTTAGTGGTTTGAAGGGGGCTATATGAAGAGTCACGATCATTTGCTCGATAAGCAATATGACGAGGAATACTACAACTGTGTTCACTTCGCGCATGAAGCTGCAATGGATCTATATGATATTGATCGAGGAGAGGCGCTTGAGTTTTTTATGAAGCCCGTCAAAGAGAAGGTATTTCTGCCATCAAGATTGAAGTTACTAAATCCACTGCCCATGCCCAAGGAAGGCTGCATAGTCGCCTTTCACTCGAGATACCGAAACAAGCCCCCACATGTGGGGCTTTTTCGTTTGGGGCGTATTTTGCATTTGCAGGAATCAGGCGTTTCATGGATGCCAATTCAAGTCGTTCAAGCATTTGGATTTAATCGTGTGAGTTTCTATGATTAAGATTATTTATAAACAAGACCCTTTATCCGAAGACAAAACAATTGAACACGCTGAAACTTTGGGTCAATGGCTTACTTCAAAATATGACCATATGCCTGAGCATGTCCGTATTTTTCATACCATAAGCAATATGGATCATGCGGAAATTTCATTTGCGAATGAAGTCACACCGAAGAATGCATATGAATTAAAGCAGCTTGATTTCTTGCCAGGCACTTTCATTGTAATTGAGAATCCCAAGGGTATAGACCCCATAACTCTAGCTTGGATAGCGGTTGCTTCTATAGTTATGGGTGTGGCTGTTGCATTATTAATGCCAGTACCATCAATTACCCAAACCAACCAGAATAACAATCAATCCTCGTCTGCAAATAACGAATTATCAAACCGTGAAAATAAAACTCGCGTAAATGGTCGTATCGCAGATATTTATGGTGCCGCTCACGATACCCCTGATCTGATTACTGTGCCTTACAAGGTATATGAAAACAATGTCGAAGTAGAGCATGTTGTTGGTTGTATTGGTCGTGGTCACTATAAAATTAACGGTGCATATGACGGTGAAACCAACATTGTTGATATTGCCGGCGCATCGGTAGAAGTCTTTCGACCAGGTGTAGATATTGTTTCAGGTGAGCCATATTTTTCGCTTGGTACCGAAATTACCACGCCGCCACTAACGGTTCAGCATCAAAACTCGGTGAATGGCCAGATCTTGCGTCCGGCAGATACTCAAAGCTTGGAAGGTACCAACTATCTTCTTTTTGCCTATCCAAATGAGATCCTGCGTGCATCTGCAAACAATACTGATTTAACAACTAAGTTTGTTAGTAATGACCGGGTAGAAATCACAAATGCTTCGTTTACTTACAACGGCCAGACTTATGATTTAAACGGTACATATAGCGTTCTATCGGTAGCTGATGACCGTATGGCATTGTCTAATCCGGCTGCGGTAAACCCCAACTGGCTAAAGCTAAAGGAATTATCAAATCAGCAAACTGGTGCTTTATCTCCAAAGCTTTCATCTATTGGCGAGAAGTGGATTGGTCCATTCATTCTCGACAATATTGAACGTAGCCGAGTGCTATGTAACTTTGTTGCTAGTAATGGACTTTATACCGTTTCAGCAGGTGGAAATCAGGGTGCTGTAAACGTCACGATTGAAGTTGAGGTAACACCGGTAAATGAATCTGGTGCAGCCATTGGCAATCCAATGCTGAAGCAGATCATTCTAAAGGGTTCAGCAAAGTCACGTCAGACAGTTGGTGCAACGCTGGATATGGTGACTTTTCAGGGTCGCTGTAGTGTCCGTGCACGCCGTTTAACTCCAACACCGGCAGTTACCACTGTTGTTGATGAAGTAAAGTGGCAGGCGCTTTACGGTGCTTATCCTTTGCAAAGTACAGTGTATGAGCATGAAACGGTTTTTCGTGCGCGTACTTATGCAACCACTGGAGCTTTATCTGTTAAGTCCCGCAAGATCAATTTTGATCTCCAGCGAATGTTGCCGACTTATAAAAACGGGGCAATGACAACAGAGCTATATCCAACGTCTAGCTTTGCTGATGCACTAGTCTCAATGGCACTGGATGAGAAGATTGGTCGCCGTACGATTGATGAGATTGATCTGGAAAACATCTATCGCACATATAACGATGTAGTTGATTATTTTGGTACACCACTTGCGGCTGAGTTCTGTACTACGATTGATGATACAAACCTGTCTTTTGAAGAGCTGGTCACCAATCTTTGTGATGCCGTGTTTTGTACTGCATATCGGCAAAATAATAAGCTCAAGCTTTATTTTGAACGTCCAACTGATAACTCGGTAATGCTGTTTAACTTCAGGAATATCATTCCGGATAGTTACAAGCATGACCTGACCTTTGGCGTGATGGATGACTACGACGGACTGATCTATGAATACACGGATCCGACCGACGATAGTCGTATCAATATCTATCTACCGGATAAAGGGGCCAAGAACCCCAAAGAGGTGAAATCTGTAGGTGTGCGTAACAAGTGGCAAGCTCATTTTAATGCGTACCGGCTTTGGAACAAGCTTCGCTTCCAGCGCAAATCCATTACCTTTGATGCGGCACCAGAATCAGAATTACTGGTTTTACGTGACCGGATTGCTGTAGCGGATTATCGCAATGGTATTCATCAAAGCGGCGAGGTGGTACAGCAAGAAGGTTTAATTCTCACCCTAAGCCATGATGTCGATTTCATTGCAGGCAAGAGCTATGTGATCTATCTGCAAATGGGGGATGGTACCGTGGACCTGATTCCCGTTACGCCGGGTTCAGCCAAGAACAAAGTAGTTTTAGGGCGTTTACCGAACGGGGCCTTAAAGCTTAGTCCCGATGACTTTGTGAATACTATCTACACCGTAGTTAATGACGATACCAAAGGCTCACTGCCTTATCTGGTTGCAAAAAGAGAACCGGCTGACCAGTTCTCTAATACCATTACTGCAATTAATTACGATGAACGTTATTACCTCAATGACAAGGACTTTATTGATGTGCCGGTTGATGATTCACCGATTTACATTCGATATGACCAGCTGGATATTAATCTGGCACGTTTATATCAGATGCAAAGAGGGGATTTGCCAACGACTGGAGAAATCAGTTTTGTAGTTGAAGCAGGTGCACTAGTTTCAAGCTCAAGTTCTTATCGACCGGAAACCAGATTTGTCTATAAATTCGACTATAAGTCTAGTCCTGCAAAACGAGAGTATATCGTTCCTGCTGCAACTGAATTACCAGCGATAGATACAGGGGAGTTCCCACCTGATCTGGTGGTGAATCTAACGATTAAAGGTGCTGTTGTTGGACGTGGTGGAGATGGCGGTTTGCCTCATTTGGCCTTTGGCGCTTGGGAAACGGATCCGGATTACAACTTTACCAAAACCCGCCGTGATGGATTTCAAGGTGCACCAGGTTTATTAAACCGACACAGCAAACTAAACCTGATTATCGATGGAGGGACGTTAGCTCGAGGCGGTTCAGGTGGTGGAGCAACACCAAGTGGTATTTATACAGGATTATCGTATGGGGTTCAGGGTATTCCGGGAGGAGCTGGTGCACCTTTTGGTCGGGTAATGACAGGACAGCCTATTACTAGCGACTCACAAGATTGGCGTTGGTACTTAAATGGTGACTTTATGGTTGTCAAAGTAACCGATGCTGAAGCTTCGGTACCCGGTAAAGGTTACCGAACCCAAAATGATCGTTATGGATCTCCATTATCAGGTGATGGCGGAAATTGGGGCCAACGTGGCACCAAATCCACCAATGATGGAACGTGGAACTGGCAATACCATGGCACAACTGAAGGTCAGCCGGGACCGGGTGGACCTGCAATTGTTGGGGTGGCACCGCAAACAACTCAATTGACTAACGGAGGGAAAATCTTACAAACACTTTAAACTTTAAAAGAACTTTGAGCACCCAATTCGGGTGCTTTTTTATTGTCTGAAATATCTGGAGAAATTTATGGAACCAGTTTCCACTAGCGGTTTTACAGCACTTTTAAAATTATATGGGGTTGCAATCATGGTGACTTTAGCAGTCGGCTTGGTTGCAGCAGTTGTATTAATGACTCGTATGCCACGCTCACCACAAGAGTGGGCAGTTGGTTTGATCTGTACGGTTGTATCAAGTTTGGCTGGCGGCTCATTCATTATTGTGAAGTGGGGACTTCATGAATGGGTTACTGATGTATGGGGGATGATTGCTCTAGGTGGGTTCTTCTTTGTTTGTGGTTTACCCGGTTGGGCTTTAGTCCGTTGGATTTTTAATTTTATAGATAAACAGGAAGGTAAAACGATCGTTGAAGTGATCAAAGAGTTTAAGAATGCCAGAAAAGACATTGAAAACAGTTAATACCGCCTTCGGGCGGTTTTTTTATATCTGAAGGAAACCGAAATGAATATTGAAAAATATCTTGATGAATTAATTAAGCGTGAAGGCGGGTATGTAAATAACCCAGCTGATCGGGGCGGTGCAACTAAGTATGGAATTACTGAAGCAGTTGCTCGAGCAAATGGATTCAAAGGCAATATGCGAGATTTACCTCTGGATGTGGCCAAAGCAATTTATCGCAAAAACTATTGGACTGCTCCACGTTTTGATCAGGTTAATGCAATTTCCTCTGCTGTAGCTGAAGAACTTTTAGATACTGGTGTGAATTGCGGTACCGGCTTTGCAAAACCACTTTTACAACGAGCTTTGAACTTGCTTAATAACCAAGGTAAAGCAGGGTTCCCCGACTTAGAAGTAGACGGTGTTTATGGTTCAGAAACGCTAGGTGCTCTTAAAACATACTTGTCAAAACGCGGGAAAGAAGGCGAAAAAGTTTTAGTTCGAGTTCTGAACATTATGCAAGGACAACGCTACATTGAAATCTGTGAGCGTAATCCAAAGCAGGAACAGTTTTTCTATGGTTGGATTGCCAATCGGGTTGTTATATGACTTTCTTTCAATACAGACGTTCAAAGATAGCTTTCACAATCACACTGCTGTGCATTCTATTTTCAGGATGCACAGCTCATACAATTAATAGTAAGGTTAATATTAGAATTTGCGTAAAAGCCCTTTAATAGGACTTTCATAATATCGATATTGAAAATACTAAATCGAAGAAAAATATCTTCTTTTATTTAAAATAAATACAATTTTCTATAAAATAGTCTTTTTGAAGATTTAAAGTTATATGAATAAATTTAATTACTTAGACCAATTAATTGCAAATTGTGAAGAAGCAAAAAAAGCTTTTCCTAGTCGCGAAATAACTATAGACAATATAGCTGATATAGAAAAAGTTAAGGATTTTAAGTCTGCGATATATATTATCCGAGAAATTGGAGGTAATCCCTTAAAAACATTTAATGATTTTATCTCCTTTAGAGAGGAGGAGGGCTAAAAGGTGAAAATCGAATGAGGTGTGCAAAGCCAAATAGTCCTTCAGAAATCTTATACGTAGGTTCCTCGATAAACGATCTAATAAATCGTTTAAGAGAACATACAACAAAAGTGAGTAGTTTAAAAACTTATGCTTTGAGATTAAATAACTGGTTTAAAGGAGAATATCAAATTCATATTAAAGAATATGATGTCAGTAGAGATATTCTTCAATTGATTGAAGATAATCTAGCTTATGAGCTAAAACCAGCTTTTGGAAAAAGAGGACCAAATGGTAAATAGAGTTAACGTTAAGTTTTCGCTAGCTGTATATTCTAATGTTAGGATGTACAGCACATACGATCAACAGTAATGTGAATGTAGGAATTTGTGTGAAAGCCCTCTGAGGAGGGCTTTATTTGTAATAATCCACATAAAAAATACTTTGAATTTTAGGCTTAAATGGATCTAGTCCACCCCAGTTTTGAAAATCAATAATTTCACTTATATCCAGTGAAAATACTTTACTTAAAGGGTATTTACTTTTCTCTATGAGCAAGAAGGGTGAAATGATTTCATCAAATTGATGGGCTGTAAGATCAATAACATACTCATCATTTTCTAACCAAAAATGATGTTCATTTTCAATATTTGTCCCTTTCATGAGTTTAAAATCATTTATGCCTTCTTGTTGAAGAATTATTAATAGTAAGCTACTTGCTTCCTCACAAAAGTTTCTGGGAAAAACTTGCCATATCATTGGAGATTTTAGATGGTCTTCAAAAAACTTAAGAGCAGAGCTCGTTATCTGGTGCACCTTTTCGTATTGCATTTAATTTTTAATCCTTTTAAACAACAGTTCCTAGGATTGGAATCATCTGAGGCCCAGTCATCCGAGCCTTACTAATAATCTCGACGAGTTCATCATAAGTTAAATTTAAAAAATCTTCTTTTTAATTAGTTTATTAATGTATTCCAGTGATTGGTATTTTGGTAGGAAGATAAAACTATTCTAAATCTTCATCCGTTACGTAAATATAAGGTACAAAATAAGGAACCTCTCAACAGACCCTAATCATTTACTCGATTTTTGACATATTTTGTAGTGAATTACGCAAGTACTATATAAGTTTATCTTTTAAACACTCGGCTTCCTTATTTCATACATTAATTTACAGCTCTAGGTCAGGTTATAAGGCTCTAATAAAAAGGCTTTTTAATAATCAGCAGCCTTATTTGAGACTATTTATGTTGAACTAGAGAGGAAATCCGCATGCGTGCTCTTACCTATCATGGTGCTCGGGATGTACGAGTTGAATCTGTTCCAGATCCAGTGATTCAGGAACCAGATGACGTTATTTTAAGGGTGACAGCCACTGCCATCTGTGGCTCAGACCTACATCTATACCGGGGTAAAATCCCCGCCACTGAAGACGGTGATATTTTCGGCCATGAATTTATGGGAGTTGTAGAAGAAGTCGGCCCTGCAGTGACAGAAGTCAAAAAAGGTGACCGGGTGATCATTCCCTTTGTCATTGCATGCGGTCACTGTTTTTTCTGTGAACATGAACTGATGGCTGCCTGTGAAAATACCAATACGGGTCGTGGTGCAATTCTCAATAAAAAACAGATTCCACCAGGAGCGGCCTTGTTTGGCTTTAGCCACCTGTATGGTGGTGTTCCGGGTGGTCAGGCTGAATATGTGCGGATTCCCAAAGGCAATGTCGGACCGTTTAAGGTTCCCGGCTCCTTGCCTGATGAAAAAGTATTATTCCTGACCGATATTCTGCCAACAGCCTGGCAGGCAGTAACCAATGCTCAAGTCACCCGTGGTTCTACAGTGGCAATTTATGGTGCTGGTCCAGTCGGTCTGTTATCTGCAGCTTGTGCACGGATGCTCGGTGCCGAACAGATCTTCATGGTCGACCATCACCCTTATCGCTTGCGATTTGCTCATCAAACCTATGGGGTCATTCCGGTCAACTTTGATGAAGTCGATGCAGCTGAATTTATTATTCAAAATACAGCAGGTTATCGTGGTGTTGATGCAGTTATTGATGCCGTTGGTTTCGAAGCCAAAGGGAGTGTTCTGGAAACAGTAATGACCAACCTGAAATTAGAAGGTTCGAGTGGTTCAGCACTAAGACAATGTATTGCAGCAGTCCGACGCGGCGGTGTGGTGAGTGTACCTGGGGTTTATGCAGGTCCAATTCATGGCTTCCTGTTTGGTGATGCCTTTGACAAAGGTTTAACTTTTAAAATGGGACAAACCCATGTGCATAAATACTTGCCGCAGTTACTCGAACATATCGAAAATGGAGATCTGTCTCCGGATGTGATTATTACCCATCGCATGAAACTGGAAGATGCTGCGGAAGGTTACCGTATTTTTGATAAAAAGGAAGAAGACTGTCGTAAAGTCATTCTAACGCCGTAAATTTACTTAAAGAATAAAAAGTGCCTTCTAGGCGCTTTTTATTCTTTAATCAAGACAGATCAAATCACCTGTTTTTATTTTTCAATTTTCTTCATCAAAAACTAGGGTCTGTTGATACTTACTGTTCATAATTAACCCTATAAAGGTAGCCATAAAAATATACAGGCTAAGGCAACAGAACTTTGATAATTTCTTTTGAGCTTTTCATATCGAGTAGCTATTCCTCTAAATTGCTTTAATCTACAAAACATATTTTCAACTAAATGCCTGATTTTATATAAATACCAGTCCATATGGTCATTGTTCGATTGGCTATTCGTTTTCTTTGGTATATTCGCTTTAGTCCCTGTTTTCCTGATCTGTTCACGCAGTGGTTCTGAATCATAGCCTTTATCTGCGCATACCACTTTTGTCTCTTTTAAATCTAATGTTGATATTAAAT